TTAACAGACGCTAGTGTTACCTTGAACAGCGTTGATCTATCAGACCACGTTGCAAGTGTTACATTAGATATTACAGCTGATGAAATCGTTACAACAGCTATGGGTGATACATTTCAATCACGTACAGGTGGATTAAAGGACGGAACACTATCTATTGAGTTCCAACAAGATTTCGCAGCTTCAGAAGTGGACGCTACATTATTCCCACTACTAGGTACTACAACAGCATTTGTTGTAAAACCAACAAGTAGTGCAGTTAGTTCTACTAACCCAAGTTATTCTGGAAACGTGCTTGTAAATCAACACATACCAGTAGCTAACGCAGTTGGTGAACTTGCTACAATGTCCGTTGCGTTCCCAACTTCTGGAACAATTACTAGGGCAACTTCGTAATGGGTAATATGGTCGTCATAATGGCAGACGGCACGAAGTACGAAGTAAAGATTAAACCAGCAGATATTGTACAGTTTGAACGCAAATTTAATATACCAGTGTCCAAGCTAAATGAAGAACAACGTTATGAGTGGTTGTTGTATTTGGCTTGGCTTGGTGCAAAAAGAAATGGCGTTACTGAAGATTACGATACTTGGATTGGTTTAGTTGAAGAACTAGACATTACTGGATCAAGTGATAATTTAAAAGCGTAACCGGGTTTATAGACTTAATTGCAGCAATAGCAATAGAAACAGGAATAAATCCACAAGAGATAGCAGAACTTGATATGGAAATGTTTGACGCATTAGTAAGGGTTATAAACAAGAAATACGATAAGTGATATGGCAAGAACAGTAAAGAAAACCGATTTAGCAATAGACAATAGTGAAGTTAGAGAAATTGTTAAAGAATTAAAACAGTATGGTAAAAAAGATGTTCTTAAAACATTATCAAAGTTTCATAGAGAAATAGCTAAAGAACAATTAGCAGATAGCCGTGTTTTAGCACGTAGGCAACCAGTACCAAAAGCTAGTAAGTCAGCTATGGGTTTTACTGCTTCTGGTACACGTACTGAAGCAAAGATAAATATAAAATCAAATGATAGATACCCAACTTCTTTATCAATGGAATTTGGTCGTAGGTTTCAATATGTACCAGTTAAAGGTAGTTCAAAACCACGTGCAATTACACAATCAGAAGTAGGTAGATTACCACACTCCAGACCGGGTGCTAAGTTCCCATATAGAAAATGGATTGGTGGCCCAAGAAGTAGGGGCGATAGTACATTTACTAAGTTTGGTAAAGAGGGCTATGTTGTTGGTAGAACTATAAGTAGAAACCAAAAAGAAATACTAGAAACATATAACGATAAAATGTATGACGCATTAGTAAAGGCAATTAAATAATGGCATTTGAAAAAAAAGTATCAATAGCAATAGTTGGTAAAACAGATCAGTTTGTTAAATCATTAACAAAAGGACAAAAAGCATTACAGGGATTAGGTAATGTTGCAGCTGGAATAGGTAAAGCAGCAGCAGTTGGTATAGGTGCTATTGGCGTTGTAGCAGGTACAGTTGGAAAAGATTTAGTAGATTTAGCTTCAGACGCTGGTGAAGCACGTTCTGCATTTGAAACAACATTTGGGGACGCATTACCACAAGTATCTGGTTTCGTAGAAGAATTTGCAAATAAAGCTGGTTTAGCTGCATTTGAATTAGAAGGATTATTAACAAATACAGGTGCAGTATTACAGGGTATTGACTTTACAGCTGAAGCGTCTGGTGATCTAGGAACAAAACTTGCTGCATTAGCTGGTGATGTTGCTTCTTTCGCTAACGTGCAAGGCGGCGCACAACCAGTATTAGAAGCATTTACTAAATCACTTTTAGGTGAAAATGAATCACTTAAAACTTATGGTATCGCTATTTCACAAGCTGAAGTGGAAACAAAAGCGTTTGAAATGACAGGCAAGAGTTCAAGAAATGAACTTACTAAACAAGAACGTGCATTAGCTACTTATGAATTGTTGTTAAAGAAAACAACTGTACAGCAGGGCGATCTAAACAGAACGCAAGATAGTTTTGCAAACAAATCTAGGAAAGCACAAGCACAAGTTAAAGAATTAAAAGTACAACTTGGTCAAGAGTTGTTACCTATTGCAGAACAGTTATTACCAGTAATTGTAGATATGGTACAAGAGATCGGGCCTTCATTAATACAAGCTATAAAAGGTGTAGCACCATTTTTATCATCTATTGCAGAATTGTTTGGATTGTTAGCACCACCGATTATTGCAATAATCACATTACTACTTCAAGCATTAGCACCAGCGTTTAAGAAGTTTACAGAAATAGTTAATAAATTTGTTGCACCATTTTTAGTAAACCTACCAAAGAATTTTGAAAAAATGATAAATCGTATAATCGGTGGGTTTAATAGATTTGCTGATAAGTTAAATAGTTTTGCTGAAAAAGCACAAAGAATATTAGGCAAGATTGGTATAAAGATAGATATACCAAAACTGCGTAAGTTTAGTGAAGTTGATTTTGGATTAGGTGAAAAAGAAATAGCACCTATGGTTTCAGCAGATGATATAGACGCACAACGTACAGCAGCAGGTTTATTAGCAACAGCAGCAACAAGTGCCACACAATTTGCACCTACACAACAAGCAGGAATAACAATAAATAACTATGCACCAATTACAACAGATCAAGAAGCTAGTGATTTATTTGCTAGGGGTGCAAGAGAGTTTAAGCGTCAAAATGGTGGTGGTGCAAGAATTGATATATTGTAATGGCACAACCAACAGTACGTGTTCGCATAGGTTTTACACAAAACACATTTACATTAGATGACTTAGTTCGTGGTGTTTTAGATAGTGCAGAATTAGCAGGTGCAACACCACTTACAGATGTAACAAGTGATGTGCAAAGTGTATCTATTAGGCGTGGTAGATCCAGAGATTTAGAAACATTTTTTACTGGTACGTGTTCAGTAAGACTTTTAAATAATGAACGTAAATATGAAAACACCAATACATCAAGTCCATATTCACCGGGTATTGAACCATTGATAGCTATACACGTTGACGCAACAACAGACGGTGGCAGTAGTTATAAAGATTTATTTGTAGGTTTTGTAACAGATATTAATTTAACATATCCAGACAAAAACAACTCATTTGCAGATTTTATTGGTGCAGACGCATTTATGAAGTTAGCAAACACTAACTTAATTGACGCGTCATTTAGTAGTACAGATAGTGGCACGTTAGTAGGTAACGTATTAGACAACGCTAACGTTAAGTTCGGTGCAGATAGAGATATTGAAACAGGAATATCTACAATGCAAGCATTAAGTAATGTTAGTGAAAACACGTTATCTGTTTTACAAAATATTGAACGTAGCGAAAATGGTTTACTATTTATGTCTAAAGACGGTAAATTAACGTTTAGATCACGTCATACTACGTTCCCAAGCACACCAGACGCTACATTTAGTGATGACGGTAGTGATGTGCCATACCTACGTGTAGATTATATAAATGATGATAATGAGATATTTAACGTAGTTTCTTTAACAAGAACAGGTGGTACAACACAAACTGTAGAAGATACTGCTAGTCAAGGTAAATATCTTATTAGAACATTAAGTAGAAGTGGACTATATAACGATAGCGATAGTGAAGTAAATGACGCAGCAAACTTTTTACTTGGTAAGTTTAAAGACGCATTAATTAGATTTGATAACTTAGTTGTTGATCTAACAGAAGCTACTACAGGAAACCAAAACACAATACTAGATCGTGAAGTAGGTGATGTGGTCAAAGTAGAACTTACACCACCCGGTGGTGGTAGTCCAGCACAAATAACATCAAATGAGATTATTGACAGTATTAGCTACAATATTACACCAGATATATTTAGTTGTTCATATAAGCTATCAAATGCAGACGTACAAGCATTTATGCGACTAGATAACGCATTATTTGGTATATTAGATACAGATAAGTTAGGTTATTAATGACACATAAACAAAACATAAACAATGAAAGGATAAACTAAAAGTATGGCAAACGGATTTAAAGTTTTTGCTGTTGGTGAAGTTCTTACAGCAGCAGATGTAAATGATTATTTAATGGAACAATCCATATCTATATTTGCAGATAGTACAGCAAGGGACGCACAAATAACATCACCTATTGAGGGTATGTTTTGCTATTTAGCAGACAGTAACGTATTACAGTTTTACAATGGATCAGCTTGGACTAACTTCATTGGTGAGGGCGATATTACCGGGGTTACAGCTGGTACAAACCTTAGTGGTGGTGGTGTGTCTGGTGCAGTAACACTCAATCTAGCTATTGACAGTGCAGTAGCTTTCGCAGACCAAACAGCAAGTGCAATAGTATTAAAAGATTACGCAGAAACAGATGTAGCAGTTACTTCATCTTCTGGTGTCATTTCTATAGACTTAGCAAATGGAAATACTGGATCTATAACATTAACTGAAAATATAACCGATATTGACTTTACTAATGTACCAACTAATGGTGTTTCAACATTTACATTACAAATTACACAACACGCTTCAAGTGCTAAAACAGTTGCAATTAATGCTGTAACTGTAAATGGTGGTGGTAATGTAACTGCAAAAACAGCAGGTGGAACAGGATATACAGTTTCTTCAGGTGCAAGTGCTATTGATTTAGTAACATTTTTATTTTTAGACGCAGGTACACCATTACTAAATGCACTACAGAATTTTAGTTAGGAGTAACTTATGCCATTAGGTGCAAGTAGATTTGGACTTTTAGGTGGAGTTGCAGATTTAGGTAAATTAGAATTAATACAAACTATACCTTTTTCTAGTTCAGTTTCATCAGTTGAAGCAACAAATTTAGATGAAAGTAATTATAATGTTCATTTTATTACTTTTTCTAATTTTTCAATTACAACAGCAGGTGGTGGAACTTCACAAACAAATTTTCAATTAGCAGAAAGTGGTACATTTACTACAAGTGGTTATCAAAGGGCAGTACAGGGTGGTAATGCTAATGCAACTACTTTTGAGGGCAAAAGCACAAGTGATACAAGAATATTTAATGCTTATAGTACAACCTCGGGTGTTGATATTGATTTTAATTTATATATGTATATTTACAATGCAGGGGATAGTTCTAAATATACTTTTATTACAACACATTTTACAAAAGTTGAGGGTGGTTTATACCAATATCAGTTTGGAAGTGGAATGTTACCACAAACAAGTACAGTAACAGGAATAAGGGCAATAGAAAGTAATGGAACTAATTTTAATAATTTTCAAGTTAGTGTATATGGAATTGCAGAAGGTTAGATTATGGCAGTAGGTAATTTAGAATTTATTAAAAATGTTCAAGGTGCAGATAATATAACTTCTTTAGATATTGACAATGTTTTTTCTGATAAATATGATGTTTATTTTGTAACACATTTAACAGGGCAGAGTTCTGTTGGTTATATCAGTATGAGTTTATTAGATAGTTCAGGAAGTGAAGTTACAACTACAACTTATGATAAAGCACACTTGTCAATGCCTGCAAATTTAAGTTATTCAGAATATAGATTAGTGAACAACAACAAGTGGGCAAGAGTAAATTATACTTTTAATAATGCTATAGGTGGAACTACTTCTTATTATATTTTTAATCCTTATAATAGTTCAAGCTATACATTTATGACTTTTCAAAATGGTTTTGAAAGTGTAGGAACAATGTATGGTTTAAAAGGTATTGGTGTAGAAAGAACAGCTGCAACTAGAAGAGGTTTTAGAATTAGTGCAAGTTCTAATTTTAGTGGTGCAGATATATCAGTATATGGATTGGCTAGTAATTAGGAGTTAAATAATGGCAGGTAGCTTAATTAAGGTTGATGAATTTACAATATCAAGTCCAGTAGCAAGTATAACTTTAACAGGTATTGATAGCACTTATGATGTGTATATGGTTAGGTTAAATAATGCTGTTCCTGTTGATGATAATAAATATTTAACATATAGATTTACAGTAAGTGGTACTGCTGATAGTTCAGCAAATTATGACCAAGCACTAAAAGAACTTAGAGCAGATAGTGCTTTTGATAATGTAGCACAAACTAATCAAACTTCAGGAACTTTTGATAATGCAGGTACAGGCACAGGTGAACAGAATAATAATGTTATGTATTTGTTTAACTTCAACAATGCAAGTGAATATTCTTTCGCAACAATAGAGGGAAGTGCTAGAAGTAGTGCAGGTCATTTAAGAGCTAGGCAGGGTGGAAGTGTTTTGACAGTTGCACAGGCTTGTGATGGAATACAGTTTTTATACACAAGTGGAAACATAGCTAGTGGAACATTCACATTATATGGTTTAAAGAAGTAAGTATAAGAAATATATAGTAAGATAGAAAGGATATTATGGCAACATTAGAAGAACTAACAGTTGAAGCACAAGCAGAAATAGAAGCTGCTAAACCTTTATACAAACAAGTTAATAATGAAAGACTTGAATTTACTGATAGTGATTATGACCAAGCAATAACTGATCTAGCTAATTCTAAATTTGACCAACAAGAAAATGGTTACAAATCTGCAAGACAAGAAGCGTATGGATCAATAGCAGACCAATTAGATATGCAATACTGGGACGCAGTTAATGGAACAACCACTTGGAAAGATCACATCACACAAGTTAAAACTGATAATCCTAAACCAAGTTAATTGACCAAACTACAAGAAATGCGTTTAATCGCATTAGAACGTGCTAATAATCGTTGCGAGTGGCCAACGTGTATCAATTATGACCAAAAGCTAGAAATGGCACATTTAGTTGATATTGGTATGGGTGGATCTAAAACACGCAAATACGATATAGAAAACGTTGCTATGTTATGTAAATTACACCACGATTTGTATGACGGTAGGTCAATATCACTAGCAAAAAAAGAATACAGGGTACTGTTACAATCATATTTAGATTATGCCAGAAACTAACGGACTTACACAAAAAGAACTACTTTTAATGGTTTTAGAAAACCAAAAAGAGTTAGATCGTAAAATAGATGAAATACACACACGTATAAATCAAAGACCAACACGTATGGAATTAACCGGGTGGTTGTCAGTAACAGTTATGATATTAGGGGTAATTGCTAATAGTATAATGTCTTAGTGCTTACAAGATATATAACTAAATTCAATACAATATGCAGACTAATTATTGTTGGTTTGTTAATTTATCCAATACCGATTTATGCAGATCACGTACCGACACAACCACCTTATGACCAATCTT